AAACTTCATCAAGTGGTTCTTCTTCATTAATCTTGGACATCTTTGTACAATCTGACATCTCATGAACTGGGCACATCTTCCCAGCTTCAGTCATATTGCATTTTGTTTCTTCTACTTCTTTGGCTTCTTTGACGGCGCGAAAGTAAGAGGCTTTAGCCTCGTCCTCCTTATTACCCATGCGTGAATTCTGAGGAGTATCAAGAGAATACTTTACTGTATCTGCTTGATTTTTATTACCTTGCGGTTCATCCCATTTTTCAACGGAATGCTTAGCAATAAACTCATGTTCATCGCCAGCTTTTGGATCGTAATCTACGCCTGGATCTTTACCAGTTGAAGCAGCGGCAGACTGAGAGGCATGGACGCCTTTAATTCTGTCGTGTGCCTGCTTTAAAATATCTTTAAGCTGCTTCGCCATCTGTATCTTCCTCTTGATCTGTAGTTTCGTTGTCGTCGACTACAGTCTCTTCTTCCTCTTGTTCTTCTTGCTCTGTACCAAACATACTTTGAGCAACTTCGATTTTTTTAGCATTTACAGCATCAGCTAATTTTGCAGAAATAACCGAATCAAAAGCCTGATTGAATTCAATTGGCTTTTGGTCATAAGAAAGAGAGATTAAGTCTTGAACTGAAAATTCGTTTTCCATTAAAGTCATCCTCTAGTTATTTATTTTTTGCTAATATTTGTGTTGCAGACTTTAACTTTGCTTCATCAGCAAGAGTTCTGTTCTTCTTTTTAATTAGAAGATCATAGTCTGTCTTAGCACGTTGGATCTTACGGGCTTTTTCATCGCCTTTGGGTGTAACTGCTACGTCATTAGTACCATCAAATGGTTCACTATTAACATCAGTACCACCACCCTGTTCCATCTCAAGTTGGCCAGCCATCATCTCATTCTGCATGATATTTGGATCTAACCAACGTGGATCACCAGAATTTGTTTCTTCTTCGATCTGCTTATCCATCTCTTCAATATCGTCATCAGATTGTTGAAGAATATTCTTGCGGAGCCATTCTTGTGAATAGTACTTACCGACCATGTCCTGTAAGTTACGAGCCAGATTAATTCTGTTCTCGATGATTTCACCGTCTTTAAGTTCAGTAAAGTAATTATCTTTGGCAAAGTCAAACTTAAGATCCGCTGAGATATTCTCAAAATCTTCAATCGTTAGAATCTGCTTAAGGACCAATTGCTTTTCAAGCATCTTTACGAATAAAGTAGCAAACTTACCACGTAAACGTGAAATGAATTTAGCAAACTTTAGTTCATCACGTGTAACTTCAGTTGCTCTACCTAAAGAGAAAAGAGCATCTGAATTAAGACGGTTGACTGGAACATTGAGTGTTTGGAAGAATTTCTTTTGGAAGTAAAGGACATCATCCATTTGTCCTAAAGTCTGTCCGCCTGGTAAGGTAGTAACTTCCGTACCTTTACCACCATCACGACGTGGAAGCCAATAGTCTTCCAACATAGTCATGAATTTACGATCATCTCTGATATTACCTGAATCAGCATCATAGATGAGGCGGTTCTTGTGTTTTACCATAATATCACGAACGTATTGCTCTGCTTTCATCTTTGGAAGATTACCAACGTCAATATACCAAATACGACGTTCAGGTGCACGAGCAAGACGATAGATAACAAGAGCATCTTCAAGTGTTCTTAACTGATTCAAAGGTTTAATTGCTTTATGAAGATATGACAGTACCATTGTACCGTTTGTATCTGTTAAACCTGATGTAACATGAAGAATGGAATCTTTAGCAATTTTAAGGCCAGTGGTAGTTGGGCCTACAGTTTTATTGCCGTAATTAAAGCCTTTATCATTGTAGATATAGTATTCATTTTGTGTCTTTTGAATGACTGCTTCGGCCGAACCGGAATCACCGCCGCGCGCTCTCTTTTTGACAATTTCACGAACTTTACGGATTTTTCTTGGGTCAATAAAACGAACTTCCTTAATGCCTGCTTTAGGATCTTTTTCATCAATGATGACATGATAATATAATCTACCGTCGACATACCAACGACGATAGATTTCATAAGCAAACTTATTGAAGTCTAGAATATTAAGACAGTTTTGAAACTCATCTCTGATTGCTTTTTTAACTTTTTCTGGTATATTTTCAAGTTGATCTAAGTCAATTTTAACAATTTCTTTTTCGTCGATTGACATTGATTCATTAATGATTTCATCAACTGCAGCATCACATTCAGGCTGTAAAGCCATCTCGCGATACTTAGTAACAAGTTCCGCTTCCGTTCTTACAGTACCATCAAGATCTACATATGTGCCAAAGCTACCACCAGCAGCAACGACCAAAGCTCCATCATCTGTCTCTTTTGGAGCAAATGTGGGAGCTGGGTCTAATGCTATTTTTCGTTTAAATTCCCAACCAAATAATTCTGCCATCTTATTTCCCTAAGCAAAGGGGGCAGTTTGCCCCCTATCATAAACAACTAATTACTTATTACTCTGATGGCGAATTGGTTTCTACATCATAGAATGTAGAACCGATACCGCCTGGCTGGGCAAAATTAGCGGCAGCTGTCTGATTTGGAATCCAGTAATCATAAGCAAATGTAACTGGAAAAGTTTCAATTTGATTTTGATTATCCCAATCAAGAGCAATTGCACCAACTTCAGTCGGATAAGCACCGATTAATTGATAAGCACGGATAATATCACCGCCCTTACCATATTGGAATACATCAACAGTTTGCTTGTAACTTAAACCGATACGAGCAGGTCCGCCGGCTGGATCTGTTGGTTCAGCTGTTTCAGAAACAAATCCATCTTGGCGTATATTACCAATAAATTCGTTAATGCCATTTTGCCATGCTTCAACTGCAGATCTTACCGCAAAATCTTCATCGTTCATTACAGTTACCGACCAATCAGTAAATGTTCTGTCGCCAGCAATTTTAATGCGACGACCAAAGTATGGGACTTCGACCGTTCCGATAGTAGCAGCTGGAAGTTCAGCTGCACGACATGAGAACGAGAACTTTTTTGCCACGTTCTGTGTACCAATTGACGTTGGAAGAGTAAGTTGTACACTGAAAAGTGATGAGCGAGCACCACCAAGTGTAAGACCATTATTCTTAAAACCGTCAATATTAAAACCTTGAATTGCCATCTAGTTTACTCCCTGAAATAGTTTAAACTATTTATTAGTATGAACCAACGATCTGTGTGAATTGGACGCCGGTTGCAACTGCAATGAAGTTCAACTGAATGTAATTTGCTGAACGAGTTGGTTTAATATAAATGTCGCCCCAGAACTCGTTACGGTCAATTCTTTCAGGTGTATTATTTGTTTCGTCGCAGATAACCAAGTAATCACTAATACCGCGGCGTGCTTTAATATCACGGAGATATGGACTTACAAGATTATTAAACTGTGCCCTAGTAAAGGCGTCGTTAAATTCGAACATTGTGAATTGTGCAGCTCTTTTGATTGACTGTTCAAGAGTAATAAAGAGTCTACGAACGTTAATGCGGTCAAAAGCGCTTGGCTTATTTAACAATGTCTTGTCGCCGTATAGTACAGTACCTTGAGCAGGTAAAGTAACTACTGGATTAATTGAATTTGAATAGATACGATCTCTTTCAGCCTGAGATGGATTAAAGCGCATCTTTACAACATTCTTAATCTGTCCACGATTAAGACCAGCAGGTGAATACCATGGATCTGTTGTTAAATCAGTACGAACACAGAGACCAGCAATATCACCGTTAGTTGGTATAAAACGATAAACGTCATTATAACGATCGTATTGATACTTATAACCAGAATCCATTACAGCATAAGATGAAGAATGTATAGCATTTCTCCAGTTAACAAGTGCATCAGCTTCGGCACCAGAATTATCTCTTAAAACCTTATCATCTGGCGTAATAAAGACTACGCAATCTTTACGGTTTTCGGCAATATTATCAATCAGATAATTAGCAAGGTAGAAGTTCTCTACAGTCATATCACCAGAAGTAGTTGAACCACCCATTGGTTTACCCTGTAGTATCAGAGATACCTGAACATCTGTTGCCGATGCAAATTTATCATATCCTGATGCAAGAAGCGCCAATGAAGCATCAGCTTCAGTTGCACCATCTTGACCACCAGTAAAATTCAAAGCTATTGGAGTTTCATTGGTGCTTGAAGTGATATTAAGTGCTGTATTTGAATGTGCATTAGTAATATCATTAATTGCCCAAAGATAAGCAGACTGTTGATTTACTATGTTCTTATAATAATTAGTTTGACCATTTGGATTTTGAGCATCTGTTGCACGAGAAACATTCTTATATGTTTCTAAAATTGCACCAGGTACACCAGTAATTTTGCCATTTTTATCAGCAACAATAATGTGCATGCCATCAACAGCAACTGTATTACCCTGATTTGCTACATAAGATGTAGTAATAGGAGCACCATCTACGATGTTATAATATTCCCAGTAACGTTGTGGCATGTCATTTTGAGTAGTATTAGCAACAAACGGTGTAGCAAGTTTATAACTATTTTTAAAGTTAACAGTAAATACACCGCCAACAACTGGTGTAGTATTTGAAACTTGCATATACTGCTTACCAATTGCCGTATTACCTACCAAAATATAGTCATTGTTTGCAATAGAACTCCAAAGATATGTTGCATATCCGTTTGCTGCTGAAGCATTTGCTGAACCAGAAGTAACAGTTACAACAGCAGAATTTGAACCAATATTTACAGAGAAAGCAGCTTCAACGTCAACATAATAGACATCTGATGAATAAGCATTTGCTGCCATATTTAATGTAGAATTGAAAGCTTCTGTTGAATCACAAACAGATACTTTTAAAGAATTACCAATTGCGCCTGGATATTTTGCCACAAAACGAGTATTAGCATCAAAATTATATCCATTTGCATGCTTATTATTGAAGTCAATAGCATTTAAAATGACTTCATTAGCAGTATTTGCAATAGATGTTTGGAATGCAACACCATTGAGAACATTTAAAGAAACGTTTGAATTTTGGACATCACCTACGCGAACTACATATAGACTATTGCCATATGTAAGAAAATTGGCAGAAGTAAACCAAGTTTCGGCATTATTTGAAGTAGGTTTACCGAATGTATTTACTAATGATGATTCATTAGAAATAAGAATTCTTTCTCCGACAGGTCCCCAATTAAACACACCAGCAATAGCGCCAGTGGTTGTGCCAAGTGTAGGAATTACTGTAGTAAGATCAAGTTCAGAAACATTTACACCAGGACTTAGCTGGGTATTAATAATCGATGCCATCTAGGTTCTCCTTCTATGGAAAGGCTTTTAATCTATTGATTATTTATAATTTTCGATATCTAAATCTAGCATCCAAAAGTCACGACTCCGAGGAAGTTCTAACTGTTCCTCGAGTTCACCTCGGCCGTCGTCAACAAAGCCAAAAGGAGAAAGATCGCTCATGATCTCTTCTTCTGTTCTTTCACGGAGTTTAATCATAGTATTTATGTTGGTATATTCTTTAAAATATTGCTGATCTGTCAACCAAGCAAACAGTACTAAACCCATAACTAGGTCGTCATGTTTGCCTTCTTCGGCTTCATAGCTTTTACCTTTACGAGAAAAAGTAGCAAGTTCTTCAATAGTATGGAAATCATTAATGATAAGTTGATTTTGTTCAATCAGAAGTTTTAAAATAGCACAACCAGTAGCTTTTACGGTACTGGTAGTTCTTATGCCCATATCTGGTTTACCACCTTGACCAAAACCTGTGGAAATTCTTTTACCAGCTCTACCAGCATTTTCAGTAAACAGCACATTATCATATTCAAAATCATAATGTAACATATGTCCGACCTGTTCACCAAGGTCGTTAATTTCAACAATTACAGCTGCATTATTATAAGATTTACAGACTCGATGAATAACTTCCGCATATTCAATCGGCGCCATAACATTACTTCTATAGACACAAACCTGTTTATATGGCATTTCAGTAACATCTACAACACTAAATGCCGAATAATCTAGACCTTTACCTCGTGATACGTCACAGATACATGTATAGATTCTGCCGTATTGTGGTTCAGCATATTTTGCCAATCCTTCTTTATAAAAGATAGGCGTAAAATGAACCATTTCTTTAAGTTTCCAGCCAGCAATAAGTGTGCCAGATGAACCAAGGAATTCAACACAATATTCCTGCTCGAACTTTTCCATATCAAAATTCATAGCTGCTAGGGTATTTTGTTTCCAATTCTCATCTCTACCAGGAACATCTTGCCACATAACCCTGATTGGATTATAACCGTTGTGTTCTGCGCCATCTTTATGTGCATTTTGCCAGATAGCATAGAAATGATTTAAGCCGTTTGGTGTAGAAACCAACACAATTTTGGATTCTTTACCAGAAGAAATTGTAGGATAAACCGATGTAAAGAAGTCTTCCCAATTATCAATGAATGCCGCTTCGTCGATGAACAACATATTAATCGAATAACCACGAATGGCATCGGATGATGTAGCAGCGGCGATAACACGAGAATTATTCTCTAGCACCATAGCACCAGCACGGAATTCTTTTACACCCTGCTGTAACCATTTTGGCAAATGCTGATAAGCTAATTGTACACGATTCAGAATTTCACGGGCAGTTTCGCCTTTGTTGGCCAACAGTGCAACGGTTTTCTCTGGATGAAAGATAACATACCACAGAACAAAAGCGCAAGTTACG